ATGAAGCGAATCATTGCGCTGCTTCTTGCCGCGCTGCTGATGGTCTCCTGTGCGCTGGCAGATGTGGCCCTGCGCGGCTACGACGCCAAATCCGGCTATGTCTATGTCACGCTGGGGCAGTGCCCGCAGGATGCGGACGGCGGCGTCGAGCCGATTGTCTGGCGCGTGCTGAGCGTTGAGGACGGCAGAGCGTATCTGCTGAGCGAATATGTGCTGGAGGCGCGCCCCATCCACAGCGATTATCAGGAGTACGCCAACAAGCCCACCAACAAGAAGAAGCCCGGCTTCAACGGCGACTTCACCCAAACCGAAATGAGCCGCTACCTCTGCGGTGATTTCGCCCAGAACTGCTTCACGGACGACGAGCGTGCCATGCTGACCCCGGATGACACGTTCGGGTTGTTTTTCCTCGCCAGCGATGCGGATTTGAAGAACAAGGCGTACGGCTTCACCAGCAATGAAAGCCGCAAGGCGTGGGGTACGCCCTACGCGCTGGCAAACGGGCTGTTCAAATACGGCAGCCAGCGCGGCGGCCATTCCCCCTATTGGACGCGCTCCCAGTCCTCCTCCGACGCCCGCCACGCGCGGTGCATCAAGTCCAAGGGCGAGTTGGGGCGCATCAACGTCATCACGCTGGACGAGGGAATGCGGCCCGCGTGCTATCTGTCTTTGAGCGCGAGCGAAATTTCCGGCGGCACGGGCACGCTGGATGATCCCTACACTTTCACCCTTATCCCGCCGACGGTGATGGAGGATTAACATGCGGAAGATAACCTGCCTGCTGCTGCTTCTCTGTCTTCTCCCCTCTTTCGCGCTGGCGGAGAAGACCATCACCCTCACCTTCACCGGCGATATCACCCTTGGCGGCGAGGATTACCTGCGCACCGCCGAGGACAGCTTCTTTGCCGTCTATGAGCACGAAGGCGCGGGATACTTTCTCAAAAACTTCGCGGATTTCTTTGCCGAGGATGACCTGACCGTCGTCAATTTGGAGGGCGTGCTGACCGACAACAATGCCCTTTACCCGCGCGACAAGGGTAAAGGCGACGATGGCTACTGGTTCCGCGGGCCGGCAGCGTACGCCAAGGTACTTTCCGCCGCGAGCGTGGAAGTCGCGTCGCTGGCAAACAACCATGCGTTTGACTACGGCGCACAGGGCTTCCGCGATACGATTGCCGCCGTCGAAGCAGAAGGTCTCGGCTGGTTTGGCACATACAACAAGAACCGCGACCCCAAAACGGAAAAGTTCTACTTCTACACCAAGGACGGCGTGACCATCTGCCTGATGAGCCTGCTCTGGGACGACTACAACCCGCAAGACCCCAATGGCAACGGCGCGTATCTCCGCCAGCAAATTACGGAAATCAAGCAGTCCGGTCAGGCGGACGCGGTCATTGCTATCCTCCACGGCGGGCAGGAGTACGGCCGCCACCGCACTAAGCCGCAGACCATCTTCACCAAAATGGCGATTTCCGCCGGGGCGGATCTGGTCATCTGCCACCACGCGCACGTCGTCATGGGCATGGATGTCATCAACAACCGCAGCGCGTTCTACTCGCTGGGTAATTTCTGCTTTGGCGGCAACCGCAAGGCGTATCAGGAGAACAAGAACCGCACCCCTGCCGTGCAGGACGCCGCGCCCGCGCTGATGCTCCGCGCCGTGCTGACGTTTGATGATGACGGCACTTACAAGGGGCAGCAAATCACCCTCTATCCCGTACAGACCACCGGCATTGACCGCGCGGCGGGCGACACCGTGCAGGTGAACAACTATCAGCCGAAGTTCATCACCGGGCCTTTGGCGGCGCATGTGCTGCACCTGATGCAGATTGACATGAACTACGATGCCAGCAAAACGCCGAAGTACAGCAATGCCGAATCCATCAACAAGACGCTTCGGGCGCTGGTGATAGCGCGCGAAGAGGAGCTTGCGGCGATGGATTCCTCCGAGGGTAGGGAGGCGATGACGCTCCCGTTCCTGCCGGCGGAAGCGGAATAAAGCCGCTCAACCCGCGGTAGAGTTCCGCGAAATCGCGATTTCGGGCATATCAACCGCTGGTTCGTGTGCAAAGCCTCTTTTCCGTGATAGAATGACTGCCAGAAAGGAGATGCTTCCACATGAATCAGGAGAAAATCGGGAAGTTCATTGCGTCCTGCCGAAAAGAGCAGGGTTTCACCCAAACTGTTCTTGCAGAAAAGCTGGGGATTACAGACCGTGCCAGCTGCATACGCCTTAGCGCATGCTTATCTGAAAATAGGATAAAGTCAACAGGGTGTCAAGCGCTTTTGCTTGACACCCTGGATTTTTTGTAATGCTTTTCACCCATTAGCCTGCGGCGGTCACTTCATGATCATCTCTTTGTCCGACGGCAGCGGTTTCAGCGGCGCGGACGGCAGCGTCTGATACCAGTATGCGCAGGAAGTATAGTCGTCGTACCGCGGTCCAGTCCATCCCATGTTGTCCAGCGTCATGCGAAATCCGGTTTCAAAGTGGATCGGGTCAGCGACGTGGAAGCGGTACAGCAGAAATCTCTGCTGGCCGTTGTAAAATGCACGGTTATCACCGTAAATGGCGTACATTCCGCTGTAGAGACCGCTGTAAGTCTGATAGGATTTAATCTGCACATCATTTCCAAAGCCGTAGGAGCCGCAGAAATAATCCTCTGTGCCTGTATAGTGAATGGAAGGGTATTTGTCATCGTCTATGTACATTCTGGCTTCACCTTCCACCCAGCAGGTGTTGTTTCCGTTCATTCCGGTGGCCAGGGTCACGCCCACGAACTAATATCCCTATGATGTACATATAAAACCTACATTACAGCAGCAAGTAAATGTGCAGTCTGAACTGCGTTTCGCGTCCTTTCCTTCCGATGAAATCGTATTCGATTCTCCGCACAATCGCCTTCATGAGGCGGTTTTTTTGTTCCGGAGAAATCGTTTCATCCCGCAACCCTGCAACAGCCTCTTTGAGCTTGACAATCTTGTCTTTGTAGTCAATCTCTTTCGGAAGGTTCTGCTTAGCCTCGTATATCTTCGACCGCAGTTCCTCCATCTGCGCGTGGAGGGCTTTGTTCCTTTTCAGAAATACTTCTTCGGTATATGTGCCACTTTCCAGCAAGTCATGCTGCCGGTCTTCCTTGGCGACCAGCGCATCCATTTCTTTGTTCATCTTCTCAATCATCTTCTTCTGGATGCTTGCAGCTTTGCCATCGTTGTTATGCAGCTTGACTTCCAGTTCCGGCAGGTGCTCCATTTCCAGCGCAAAAGCCACGGCATCCACAACAACGCGCAGCTTCGCGGAGTTCGCATTGCAACCGCTCCGATTTCGGCACTCAACGCGCGTTTCAGCGTGCGGATAGGGATGCTGCGCCATAGCCTTCCCGCACTTGCAGCAAACGAGGATGCCAGCCAGCGGGTTCTTCAGATCCGTATCTACCTTCCTTCTCGGATTGTTGTCCATCTTCGCCTGTGCTGCCTCAAACAGCTCCAGTGGTACGATTGCAGGCTGCTTTCCTTTTGCGACGACAACTTCTTCCTTTGGCTGCTTCACGGAATGCAGGACGATTTCGCCGTTCTCGACGAATTTTTCCTTTCGCCTGTCTCCGAACACGACCAGTCCGATGTAGTGCCGATTTTTCAGCATGACACGGATGGAGGTTTTTTCCCATGACTCGGTGCGGTATGGTTTAATCCCCATCTTGTCAAAGTGGCGGGCAATCTCCAGATATGTCCGCCCTTCGTTGACGTACATTTCAAACGCCATCAGTACAGCCGGTGCATATTCGTTCGGTTCGAGTGTACAGTCCCCGTCGGCATTGACGACCTTGTTATATCCGAATGGCGGGATGTTGCCAATGTAGCATCCGCGCTTCACGGCGGCGATCCGACCGCGCAGCAGAATCTCCTTCGTGTATTCGAGAAAGTCATTGCCGCGCATCAACTCCTGCTCGAAGAATTTCCGCTGCATCTTGTTAGTGAGATCGTATGTCATGGTCAGCGTGACGACCTCTGTCTTGGAGAACCGGAAGGCATTCACGCATTTCCCGCAATCCTCCAAGTCTCCGCGTGAAAGACGCTGCGGGTCTGCGCACAACACGCCGCGCAGCTTTGGGTTCTCAATCATCGAAAGAACGATGTTGAACTGCGGGCGTTCCGCAATCGTTTCACCGGAAACCACTTCCCGGAAAATGCAATGCTCCGGGATGCGACCTCCAAGGTCACGTTCTGCAAGCTCCTGCAAGAGTGATTCGTGCTTTTCCAGCACCTCCTCTACCGATTCGTGCGGGTTATCCGCACGAGATTTCCGCAAGTACATGATGTACTCATCTGCTGTCAAAATGTTGTCTGCCATTCCTTCTTTCCCCCTATGCTTGGTTACAAATGTAGTTGCAATTATTGCTGACAAAGATGAAAGTTTCACCCCCTTTTTCTTGGTATTTCCGCAGTGTCCCGGCAATCACCCCCTTTCAGAAGGGCACTCTATATATATCGTTACTCGCTCTCTTTATGCTCTGTCCTTGTTTCAGTTGCATTTCGTCGATACACCAAGTATTTTGCAAACTCAATGATTTCCTGATTTTCCTTATCAGAAAATTCAATGTCGCCAAGCTCTTTGCACCACGTTTCCATGTGACGCAGCTGTATTCCATCCGCTGAAATATAAGAAGCAACCGCTAATTCCTCGGAATGATCCAAGCCAATCAGGTAGGCTGGCGTTGTGTTCAAGGCAGTGGCGAGCTTTGCAAGCACGTCTGAACTCACTTTGTCAATCGCTCCGCTTTCGTAGCGGTATACGGTTGACCGGTCTTTACCTATCGTCCTTGCTAAACTGTCAATCGACATTTTTAGCTCGATTCTTCGTCGTTTGATTCTTTTCCCTATTGTTTTCATTGGCGTTCATCCTTTCAATCTAACAATTTTTCGTTATGTCGCATAAATGCATCAAGATTGCATATTGTTATAATAAACCAGTTGTCGGACTATTCCATCTGGTGCTACTATTCCCAATAGACGAACGCCCCAGAAACGCTCGCCTGATTGTAGATCGAAAGGAGTAACAGCATGACCCCCAAGGAAGAACTGATCGCGTACATTAAGAGCCTCTCAGCGGAAGAAGCAAAAGAAGCGCTTCTTATCGCTTCTGCTTGGCTTTCAGAGCTGCAAGAAGCAAAGCAGCATCCTCGTCAGAAAGAGTCTTTACCATTTCAATTAGCGCATTGACGTTTTCTGAAAGCCCGTTATCTTCAGCGGGCTTTTCTTGTTCCACCTTATCTTCAATTAAGTCTGATTTCTGGATTCCAAAATAATCAGCCATAATTTCGATTCGATCTATACGCGGGTACTTTTTTCCGTTCACCCACTCCGTCACGGTGGAATAAGGAAAGCCCCATGTATTCGCGAGCTCACGCCTGTCTTTCCCTGATTGCTCAATATAGCGTTTCAAATTCTTTGAGAATATAGCCTTGTTACCAAGTGCACTCACCTTCATCACCTCCCTTCTGCTATATAATACACCTAAAGCGTTAGTAATTCAATAAGAAAAGAAAAAAATTTCGCTTTAAGGGTTGACAAAACTATTTCAGTATAGTATCATGGCATTGTCAGAAAAACGCTTAAGCGTTATTTGAAAGGCAGGTGAGAAATGCAAATCACTTTGAAGGCTGCACGAGTCAACAAAAATTTGACTCAGGAACAGGTTGCGGACGAGTTGAAGGTGACCAAGAAAACCGTTGGCTCTTGGGAAAGTGGCAAAACCCGCCCGAAGCTGGAAAAGATTGAACCGTTGTGTGAGCTGTATGGCGTATCATACGACGACATCGCTTGGAATACCTAATTTTTTTGCTCATCATAACGCTTTAAGTGTTTTTGTAAAAAAGGAGGAAACACAATGACCACTCGCGAGCAATTGAAGCTGATGGACGAAATCAGGAAGAAGAATGACGCGAGCATCGCCAAGTACATAGAACAAATGCGCGTGGAGGCAGCGAGCCACACGACGGAGCAGACGGCGATGACGCAAGGACAGGAGGCGTGAACATGGCGAAGGAATTTTCGACCGACGCGGAAGTCGAGTTTGAGATTGCGCGTCTGCTGGACGAAACGAGGTGAGCCGATGGAAGAGTATACGACCTGCACCTACAAGTACGGAAGCGCGGAAATCGTCGTATACCGACCGATTATCAAAGAGCAGGAACGCAAGAAGAGCGAGGAAGCCATCAAGCAGGCGCTTGTCTGCTACGGAAAGTCAAAGCTCGCGCAGCGAGAGGAGGGAGCATGATGTTCATGACCGATGACCCTGCTGCGGACTATGACCGCTATTGCGCTGAGCTGGAACAGGCACGGTTCTTATTGCCTGAATGTTCTGAATGTGGGAAGAAAATCGAGGATGAGTTCTGCTACCAGGTCAATGACGAAATTATCTGCGAAGCCTGCATGGAGAAGTTCAGGAAATACACAATTGATTTGATGGGGTGACACGACATGAGCGGTTTGTGTGGCGCAGAAGCAAAGGGGTTCGTCAAGCTGGTCGATTCCCTCTGCGGACGGCGCTCTCGCTGGGAAGTATGGAAGGACATGACGTGGCTGTTTGCCACCGCCATTTCCAACGCAGTGGATGGACGTCACCGCGAGAAGCGGGAGCAGCAGTACATGGACATCGCCAAGCATTACAGCAATGACGAGCTGGATACCTTCGCGGAGCTGTTTGCGCAGTTGGTCGTCATCCTTGAACAAAAGCGCGGCTATTGCGATTTTCTCGGCGAGCTGTTCATGATGCTGGAGCTTGGCAATGACGCTGGCGGGCAGTTCTTCACGCCATATGATGTGTGCAAGTTGATGGCAAAGGTCAGTATGCCCGATGTACAGGCGACAGTCAAGCGGGATGGATACATCAGCGTGAACGACCCAGCCTGCGGCGCGGGCGCGACGCTGATTGCGGCAGCAGACATTATGCTCAACGAGTACAACGTCAACTTCCAGACAAGAGCGTTGTTCGTTGGGCAGGACATCGACTACACAACCGGATTGATGTGCTACATCCAGATGTCGCTAACTGGCATGGCAGGCTACGTCCACATCGTCAATACACTGACAGAACCCATGACCGGACATGTCCTGTTCGGGGACGGCGGCGAGAACACTTGGTATACACCGATGTACTTCTCCGGAATCTGGGAAGGGCGCAGGCAATGCGCACTGATGGACAGATTCCTCCGCAGCGTGGCGCAACAGCAGCCAAACGAAAAGCAGCCGGAGGAACAGCATCCCGTCATGCCGGAAACGGAGACAATTCCAGTCAGACAGAAACCCACACAGAAACCCACGCAGAAAGCCAAGGCAAAAAACGAGCAAATGACACTATGGGAAATCTGCTCGGAAGTATGACGAAAATAGGAGGGAACAGAATGCAGAAAATCGACATTAAGGCATTGATGCACGTCAAGGCGTGCAAAGACAGGCTGACATTGCAACAGTACCGCACATTGCGCGGTCAGGTGTTAGCCGGTGATGGCGAAGGTGCTATGAAAGGACTGCGGAGGCTGTTAAGCAATGGCAGTTGAAATGAAAGCTCTGAAAACGCACGAGGATTGGCTGGAAAACCGCCGGAAAGGTCTCGGCGGCAGTGAAGTCGCCGCTGTGGTCGGTATGAACCCATACATGAACAACGTGACCCTGTGGGAGCTGAAAACAGGAAGAAGGGAGCGCAAGGACATATCGGATAAACCATGTGTGCAGTACGGCACACAGGCAGAGAGATACCTGCGCGGGCTGTTCCGACTGGATTTTCCACAGTACCGTGTGGAATATGTGGAAAACAACACATGGAAAAACGACCGCTTTCCATGGGCAAAAGCCAGCTTGGATGGATGGATGTATGACCAAGACGGGCGCATGGGCGTGCTGGAGATTAAGACCAGTGAGATGCTTGGAGCGGCTCAGTGGGCGAAATGGCGAGACCAGATACCGCAAAACTACTTTTGCCAGTGCCTTTTCTATATGGCGGTGGTGGAGGCAGACTTCTGCCTCCTCAAAGCACAGCTTAAAACGGAGCGCGAAGACATGCCCAGACTGCAAACAAGGCACTACCTGATAAATCGGGACGATGTGCAGGACGACATCGACTATCTGATGACGAAAGGCGCGGAGTTCTGGGGTTATGTCGAAAGGGACGAACGACCGCCACTGGTGTTGCCGGAAGTCCTTTGAAAATAAAAGGAGGATACCACAATGGAACTGAAACTGATTCCCTACACAGTCCCGCAGTCCATTACATGGAACTATGAGGAACTGAAAGCAGAGCTGACCGCGAAGGCATCGGAGTATGCTTCCATCGTCTACACGGACGATCAGGTCAAGGCTGCTAAGGCTGACCGAGCGAACCTGAACCGGCTGAAGAAGGCGCTGAACGACGAACGCATCCGGCAGGAGCGGGAGTACATGCAGCCTTTCAACAACTTCAAGGCACAAATCAATGAGGTCATCGGCATCATTGACAAGCCTATTGAAGCCATCGACAGACAGGTGAAGGCGTTCGAGAACAAGCAGAAGGATGAAAAGCACAAAGCAATCACCGACTACTGGGAGGAAACCGGTGCGCCTGAATGGATGCGCACCTGCCAGATCGCATGGCTGAATGCCTCCCGCTCCTTGAAGGATGTCCAAGCGGAGATTGACAGCCTCATCGCACAATCGGAAAAAGACCTCGCTGTTATCCATGACCTGCCTGCTTACGCATTCGAGGCAGAGGAAAACTACAAGCAGACACGTAGCCTGACGGAGGCTCTCAGCGAAGCTAAGCGTCTTGAAAAGCTGGCAGAGAAGAAGGCAGCCTACGAAGCTGAACAGGAAAAGTGCAAGAGTGAGACGGCAATTGTTCAGGGTTCCCGAACTGCTGAACCGGCGCATGAACCCGAACCGGCGCATGAACTGCCTGTAGAGCAACCGCGTGAGTGGGTATCATTCAAGGCACTGCTCACCACGGACGATGCGAAGGCGCTGAAAGTTTTCTGCCAACAGCGCGGCATTAGGATTGAGGCTCTGTGATGGCTCTGAAAATCATGCTGGCATACAGGGAATGGCGGCAGGTCATTGCAGATTCGGATAACGAGAAATAGGAGGAGTAACTCATGGCAATTGCGGTGCAGATTACGGCAATCATCTGCGGCACCATCGTCGCTCTGGCGTATGCCCTCGCACTGATGGTCTGGATTGTTGGAAAGTATATGAACAACGAATAATGAAAGGACGATGAAATATGATTCAGAACAAGTTGGCGAAGCCTGCGGAAGATTCGCAAGAAAAGGCTATCGCGGAATACGAGGTTGGCGGTCAGACCGTTCGGATTAGTCCGAAGACAGTGCGAGCTTTCCTTGTCAACGGGAATGGTCAAGTTACCGATCAGGAAGTGATGATGTTCATTTCCTTGTGCAAGTATCAGCGGCTCAACCCCTTCCTGCGCGAGGCGTACCTGATTAAGTACGGCGACCAGCCTGCAACCATCGTCACCGGCAAAGAGGCGTTCATGAAGCGTGCTATGCGCAACCCGGCTTATGCAGGTTTTGAGGCTGGCGTTGTGGTGATGCTGGAGAACGGATTGATGGATAACCGTGTTGGTAGCATCGTGCTGGATGGTGAAAAACTTGTCGGCGGATGGGCAAAGATTCACGTCAAGGGCTGGGAAGTCCCGATGATGCTCACCGTGGCGTTCGATGAGTACGTTGGGCGAAAGAGCAACGGTGAAGTCAATCAGCAGTGGAGAACGAAGCCCGCGTCCATGATCCGCAAGGTGGCAATCGTTCAGGCGCTCCGTGAAGCCTTCCCGGAAGACCTTGGCGGCATGTATACAGCGGAGGAGCGTGCTGTTGCTGACCTCCCTGAAACCATCGTCAACCCGGATGCGTTGGAAGCTGAGACAGAGCTTATCGAGCCTCCAATGCAGGATAATCCGGTAGAGGAAGCAAAGCCAGTGCGGCAGAATACGATTCAAACAGACAGCAAGAAAAGCAGCGCAAGGGACGCGCTGTTCGGCAAGTAAAAACGACCCTTTCCGGTGGGTGGTTAAACCGGCATCGTTTTGAAAGGTGAAATAGCATGATGATTCAGATCGCGAAGGCAGAGGATATGCAGACCGTGGCGGTTATTCTGTTCAAGAATGGCTACACGGTGAAGAAGCAAACGACGAAGAACACCGCAGGCAAGGCAGTCACCTACCTTGTAGCGGAGAAGGATGGTGTCCATGAATAAGCTCATCCTGATTGGGAATCTGACCAAGGCACCTGAGCTGAGAACTACGCAGAACGGCACGAAGGTATGCAATTTCGACATTGCTGTCAATGATAAGCGCGGCGGGCAAAACAGTGTGCAGTATTTCCGCGTGAATGCTTGGCGGCAATTGGGCGAGCTTTGCGCAAAGTATTTAGCAAAGGGACGCAAGGTGTTCGTCTCTGGCGCTTTGAGCTATCACACATATCAGGCAGCCGACGGAAGCACTCGCGTGCAGCTGGAAGTGATGGCAGACGACGTAGAGTTCCTATCCAGCCGAAGCGATGACAGTCCATCGGATACCGACGATGCTTCACCTGTTGCTCCTGTCGATTCCGCGCCGACCGCGCAGAATAACGGCTTCACGGCGGTCGAAACCGACGACTTGCCTTTCTGATAGGAGGTTCTCCCTATGACCATCGAAGAGAAAATGAATATCACGACGTGGCGGGCGCGGCAGCTCGCATATCTGGAAGAGCTGTACGCCCCGCGCGAACACATGGGCAAGCTGATGAGCCACCTCGGCGCACGGCACGTCTACATCCAGCTCTACAACACCATGCGCACCGCGCTGAACAGTATGCCGGAGCAGCCGAACACCTACGTCGCGATGGCGGTCTACCGCAAACTGCGCGAGGACATGTCCACGCTGGATGACATGCTCGACCAGCTGGAGGACACGGGGCTGTTCGACCCCGATGAGTGCGACCAGGACGAAATGGAGGAACTGCAATGAGCCTGAACCCGATTGGCTACGTCGTCCAGATTCACGTCACGGACGATATGTGCCTGTACTTCACCCACCTGACCCGTGGCGGGCTGGAACTGACCGCCGACCTTGACAAGGCAATGCTCTTCGACACCGTGGAGCGCGCCCGCGACTTCGCTTTCCACGCCAGCTACATTCTGCAAGTGGACGAGCAGAAGTTCACAGTGGAGGCTTGCTTCGAGATGGTGACGCCTGATGGCGAACTGGACTTGGTGGAGGAATCGCACCTGCTTCACCCAGACGAGACGGAGGAAACGCTGTGATTTGCAAGCAGTGCGGCGCGAGCTTCTCCCCGCGCACCGTCGTGCAGAAGTTCTGCTCCAAGAAGTGCTGTTGGCGATACCACAAAACGCACGACATGTGGAGAGAGCGGCAGAGTATCACTTTTACTTGCGCGAAGTGCGGCAAGGTGATCGTTGAGTTCCTTCGGGTGAATCATTGGGTTCGGCGATGGCTGCCGATGATGGACTTCAGCGAGTACACAGTCAAGCAATCAGGTTACAGCCATTTGCCTCTGGAAAGCAAAATCAAGTACCTATCAATGGTCACAGGCTTTCGGGAATTGACTGTCTGTGACGACGTTACTGAGCATTACGAATACTGGAAGAACAACATCAACAGCAATCCGAATGATTGCTGCAATCTGAGGATGTGATTAAATGGGCAAAGCATCAAGGGACAAGGGCGCTCGCTTCGAGCGTTCCCTTGCCTCCAAGTTCCGGGAATACGGCTATGATGCCCGCAGAACGGCGCAGTATTGCGGCAAGACGGGCGATGCGTCTGACGTAGTAGGACTACCCGGAATCCACGTGGAGGCGAAGCACGTCGAGCAGATGCGCCTCTATGAGTGGATGACACAGGCAATCCGTGACGCAGAAGCAGGGGGTGGAAACACCCTCCCTGCCGTGTTTCACAAGAAGAACAATGCGGATATTCTCGTAACAATGCGGCTTTCGGACTGGATGAACCTTTATACGGAGTGGGAAGCCGGACACGACCTGAAAGAGAAGGAGCAGTAGGCAATGAAAGGTTGTTACAAGGCATCGTGGTATACCTGCGGCGGGAAAAAAGTCCCGATTCAGTCCAATGCTCTCACGATGTATGCTTTTAACTTCACGAAACTGGTCGAGAAGGCGAAGGCACTCAGCTTCCACAACTCCTACGTTGGAATCATCCAAGCACGGCGCGGTGAGGTAGGGCGCAAAGAAACGTGGAAGCCCTATGCGGCAGTATATAACGGCTGCGAAAAGGACGAGAAAAGCCGGAAGCAAATGTTCCATGATTGGGGGTGGATGTGATGGTATTGTGGATTGTCCTTGGACTTGTTCTCATGCTTTATATTACATACAGGAACGAAACGCATGGAGGCTGAAATGATTGAGACACTGCCCTATTCGGAGGTGATAACGGGTGAGCGAGACGCACAAGCGCCCGAAGCAGACGGAGCGCGTACTTGACTACATGCGCAGGCACGGGAGCATCACGACGCTGGACGCGATACTTGACCTCGGTGTCCTCCGCCTTGCCAGCCGAATCTCGGAGCTGAAGAAGGCTGGTGTTCCCATCAAGCGCGACTGGATGAAGGTCAAGAACAGGTTCGGCGAGGAGTGCAGCATCTTGCGGTATTCCCTTGATACGGACAAGCCGGAATAACGATTACAGGTACGGAAGGAGGTGGTTCCTATGGCGGAAAGTAAGAAGTATTACTACATGCGCCTACAAGAAGGATATTTCGACAGCGACGAGCAAATCTTGCTTGAATCCATGCCTGACGGCTATCTGTACAGCAACATTCTGCTGAAGTTGTACCTGAAATCCCTGAAACAGAACGGCTTGCTGATGTTTAACGAACGCATCCCCTATAATGCGCAGATGATTGCCACCATTACTCGTCACCAGATCGGAACGGTGGAGAAGGCGATGGAAATTTTCCAGCAGCTCGGAATTGTCGAAGTGCTGGATAGCGGTGCAATCTACATGATGGATGTGCAGAACTATGTGGGGAAAACCTCAACGGAAGCAGACCGCATCCGGGCGTACCGCGCGAAGGTGGAGGAAGAGAAGAACAAGGCTAGTTTGTACATTTGTACACCAGAGAAAGAGAAAGAGAAAGAGAAAGAGAAAGAAAAAGAGAAAAAGACTATAATGCCCGTTTCTGACGAAACGGACTGCGTGGACAGCCCGAAAAAGCAGAAGAACAAAGAGCTGTATTCCGAAATTGTTTCCTATCTCAACAAAAAGGCAGGGACAAAATATCGCCCCTCCACCCCGAAAACGCAAGCGCTGATTCGAGCGCGAGAATCAGAAGGGTTTTCCCTTGATGACTTCAAGATTGTCATTGACAAGAAGTGCGCCGAATGGATTGGTGACGAGCGCATGGAGCAGTACTTGCGCCCAGAAACCTTGTTCGGGACGAAGTTCGAGGCGTACTTGAACGCTAAGCCCTCAAAGAGACAGACGGACACGGGAATCACGCACGGCGACCAGAACGACCTCGACGACCTATTTTGACGAAAGGATGAATGCACATGTCGGAAATGTATAAAGCGATGGTTGACGCGATAAGCGCAAACGTGCAGAAGCCTGCCAGCGAGTACATGGGCGCGGACGGCTTCTTGCATTGCTCCGTCTGCAAAGCGCAGACACAGACCCGCGTTGTTGTCGAAGCGCTTGGCATAAACAAGGTTGTTCGTTGCGTCTGCGATTGTGTCGTGAAGCAGCAGGCAGAGGAGGAAATGCGCAGGCGGAAGGAGGAGTTCGACCGCAAGCGACGCATTTGTTTCGCGGAAACCAACATGGCGGGCTGGACGTTTGAAAACGATGACCGCAAGAACGAAAAGTTGTCCGACGCTATGCAGAAATACGCGGACAATTTCGGAAAATACCGGAAGGAAGGCAAGGGACTGCTTCTTCATGGCACGGTCGGCACAGGCAAAACCTACTTTGCAGCCTGCATCGCGAACCGCTTGATTGACAACGGCTATGACGTGCTGATGACCAACTTCGCACGGCTTGCGAACCAGATTCAAGGGTCGTATGAAAAACAGAAGGTCATCGACGATCTGAACGAGTATCATCTGGTTGTCATTGACGACCTCGGCGCGGAAAGGACGTCGGAGTATATGCAGGAGATGGTTTTCAACATCATCGACAGCAGATACCGCTCCGGGCTTCCCTTCATCATCACGACTAACCTGCCGATGGAGGAAATCAAAAAGCCGAAGGATCGCAGCAGTGCGCGAATCTACGACCGCATCCTGCAACGCTGTTTTCCGGTGGAGGTGTCTGGTTCAAGCAGGCGCAGGCAGGAAGTAAAAGATACATACCTTGATATGAAAAACGAGCTTGGTCTGTAAGGAGGCAGAAACAATGACTTTGGATGAGTATCAGCAGGCAGCTAAGCGCACGATGAATCCGGCGCTTAGTTTTGAAGAGACCTCGCGCCATGCCTTGCACGGCATGTGCGCGGAACTTGGCGAGGTGCACGGCGAGTATCAGAAGTTCTATCAGGGTCACGACATGGACGCGGAGCACGTCATGAAGGAGGTTGGCGACCTCCTGTGGATGATTGCCGAGTTCTGCACGGTCAACGGCTGGAGGCTTGATGCGGTTGCGCGGATGAACATTGACAAGCTCCGCGCTCGTTACCCTGACGGATTCGCCGCTGTAAGGTCTCAGCATCGCGCGGAGGGCGATGTCTAAGAAATCACGGTAACTGAGGAGGAAAAGGCATGAACAGCGAACTATTGCGTAATGGCAGCGGGTATGTTGACCCGACGGCTGCGCAGGCAATCAGAAATATGGTGTGTCCCGGAGAAATCTGGTCTACGACACTCGGAAAGGAAGTGCTGATCCTCAAAGATAACGGCGTGGTTTGCACGGTTCTGATTTTGCAAGAGGAAGAAAAGGCAGGATGCATCGAGGTTGTAAGTCGGTCGAAGCGGTGGTGCAATCCGAAATTCCTGACGTACACCCTGCGGCAGAATATCGGCGGCTTTATCAAGCGGATGCACGACGATGAATACGGCTACATCCGGCAGCGCGTGCAAGAGGCGATGGGCTTTGCTGGAGGCGCGGGTGAAGGGCAGAAAGAAGTACATGCCCTGAAAGCGGAAAACGAGAAGCTGCGGAAACAACTACATGAGAGCGAGCTTGCGAGGCAGCGTGAGAAGGAAGAAGTGCTGCCGTATAAGCGCATGTACTACGACCTGTGGGATAGGTATACCAAGAGGGGGTGAACAGATGACAGCGAAAGAATATCTGCAGCAAGTGCGCACCATAGACGAGCGCATTAACTGCAAGCTGGCGGACGTGGCGCGGCTGCAAGACATGGCGACGCGCATCACGCCTGTTCTGCGAGACGATGTTGCGCATGGTGGCGGTGGAACGCAAGACCGAATGGCAGACACGATTGCAAGAATCATCGACCTCAAAGCGGAAATCAATGGCGACATAGACCAGTTGGTGGATAAAAAAAGAGAAGTAACCGCAAAGCTGGACAAGCTGACCAATAGGAGATATTATACTGTGCTTTTCCGCAAGTATATCCTCTTTGAGACGGTTGAGCAAATCGCGTGTGAAATGAACTGTACATGGCGAAACGTGTGCCATCTGCACAGAAAGGCACTGGCTGTCTTTGCAAAGGTAATGGAGGATGAGTGATGGAAAAAAAGCTGAAATGCCCCTACTGTGGACGCAGCATGGAGCTGAAAAACGGAAAGACACTCGATTACTGGTACTCCTGCACTGAGTGCGACGTGGACACGCCTGCTGCGCGTGGTAGGGCGCTTGCCTACCAGCGGGCAGTGGAGTGGACACTTGCTGTTCTCGGAACGTGTGACGCGCTGTCGGATGCACTTGGCATCAGAAAGACGCACCCGATGGAAACCGTGCCGCTGGAAACGCTACTGGGCGAAGTGAAAAAGCTGCAACAGACACTGGGAAACAGAGTCTTGACGCTGGACGAAGTCACCGCAGACGCAGAAAAAGAGGATTGGTCATTTATATGGATAGAGCGGAAATATGACGAAAAATATGCGCTGCAATACTGCGCATGGTATGCGACCAGCGCATGGGTAATTCTCGTGCTTCCGGCTGGCGAAAAAAAGATTTACGAATTAAAGTCGGACTACGGGAAAACGTGGCGGTGCTGGATGCGGAAG